TAATCCCTGCAGAAACAAATAATTCTGGTGCTATCGTAATTGATATTGGAGAACTATCAATTGAATTATTAATCGTTGATCCAGATGTTCCACCAGCGGAAACATTATCAGGAGCAAATGTTAATCTACTAAAATATTGTTTACCATCATCGTTTGGACTTAATGCATAATTTAAAGTTAAAGAACTTGTCCCTGCCCCTGTAAATCTTGTAGATACACCAATCGCACCATCATTCAGTTCAAACCATTCATAAGATATACCACCATCTGCATTTGTCCCATCAGGAAAAGTTGAAACTCCAGTCACTGAAAAAGTAACTGAAGTTTGATCCGTAACACCACCACCAGTTTGTCCATTCGGTGCTATGACAGATATGCTTTTTGTTGTATCAGAACTAATCGCTAACTTGGGCCCATTAAGGGTCAAGTCAGTCGATTTATCATCCCATATTTTATTACTCATTTATCCTCCTAATTAGAGAAGTTCTGACCACCAACTATACCAAAGAGTGCGATACATGAATCGAAACTCTTAAATGAGAAGATGTCAGTCTTTCCAGCGACTTGTGTAACAATTGGAACATTACCACCTGGCCAATAAACTGTCGCACCAGCACCAGTTGCATTATTCGTAAATGTATCTATGCCAACTGAGAAAGCACTTGATCCTTGAGTAATCTTAATCGTAAATGCTGTTGCTTCAGATGGTGGGTTTAATACAGTAAATCCTGTGACTGCTTCATCAATATTTAAGTTAAATGACTGACCTTTGGATAGGTCAATGTTTACATTACCTGATGATATATCAAGTTCCTCAACGTTTTCATGTAATGATTTAACTCTCAATCTGCCATCAATATCAACTTTAGATCTTGGAGTTGCAGTTCCAAATCCAATCAATGATCCTGAAGTTACCTGAATCGCAGTTCCGCTTGCACCAACAATTAATGTTGAAGTGGTAACGATACCAGCACTTATGATACCAGCAGATCCATTAAGTTTATAGTTCGTCGCACTCAGAATACCACTTATATTAACTCCAGAGTGTGCGGTGACAGTCTCAATAAATCTAGATTCATTACGAACAAAGATGTTTGTTAATCCAGTTCCGACTTTATCATCTTTACCCAGATCAAGTGGGAAGTGAGCGACTGAAGTTCCAATACCAACTCTTGCATTATCTACATCACCTGATCCGAATGCGTAGATACCTGTGCTACCAGCACCAGCAAATGTTGCTTCTACTTGACCCCATCCTGCTGCTGTTACATTTAAGTTAGTTAAATTAGCACCATCTCCAACAAAACTAGATGCTGTGACGATACCTGAGAATGTAGCATTTCCATTTGCGTAGATACTCGCTGCTGTTCCAACATGGATTCCACCAGTTGCAGTTACGATACCTGCATCAATAGCAACTAATGTAGATCCTGCACCAACACGGAACATTGATCCACTTAACGTAGTTGTTCCAATGCCTACCTTATCAAAAATATATTTGTCTTGATTTTTCTCAAGACTGATAGGGCCAAATCTTCTCCAATCTTTATCGTTTGTATAGACCCAACCAACATAATCACCTTGTGTTGGTGTCTCATCATAAATGATATCTCCGGGAGTTCCTGCATCTGTTGGAGTTGCAATACCAACTGTATGTTTTCTCGCAACTGTTGATTCACCTTGAATAAACAAGTTATTTACTTCAAAACCACGAGAAGCAGTTGATGTAACCTTGTTAGTAAATATTACAGGGCCTGTAAATTCAGATATTGCTTTCCCCTCATCACCACCGTTAACACGAATTGACTGTGTGAATGTTCCCTCAGTTGCATCGATTAAGTTAATATCAGATCGATTAGATATGTCTTCACCAGTTACAGTTCTAATTGGTGATTCAAATATCTCCTCTTTACCAGTGATAGTGCTGATCTTTTTATTACCAGAGAAGGCAACACCACGATCATTCATTCCAGTGAAGTAGTTAACACCACCCTCTTGTTTGAATGTTTGTGATAGTATTTCCTCTTTATCTGATATGTCACGATCCTGTCTCTCTGGTAACGCAGTTGAGTAGTTACCGGGGCCAAATCCAACGTATTCAAACGTATGTCCTGACGCTCTGTTTATTGAGTGTCTTCTTAGTTCAATTGGATATGGTTTGATACGACGAACAACAGCACCAGATGTATGTGTCGTTGCTCTAGTTCCAAGAACCGCACGGAATACTGTTAATGGGTTAGATACTGGATTTGATACTGATGCTTTAACTCGAACTATTTCATCATCGATGATTAAGTAATCACCTATACGAACTCCTATATCACCAACATTTGTCAAACTAACGCTAGTTGTAACAGCATCTGATATATTAGATGATAAAGTAGTTGTGATACCAGCGTATCTTGAAACCATTCTACCATTTAAACTTTCATTTTCAATTGTTGGCACACCATCTCTTGATGAGAATCCTTCATTGAATGCAAATGATGATGATCCAGTTGATACTGAAGTTGCTGTTGTTAATGAAGTTCCAACTCTAGCAGCAAATGTAGTTGCACTAACATTCTTTGTAACAACAAAACTACCTCTGAACGTAGATACACCTGTGTTTACTCTGACTTTATTATTAATCTTCAATCCATGATTACTGGATGAAGTAAATGTTGCAATACCAGATGTAGGATCGTAAGTTAGAGATGATAGACTTAAACTTTGACCAGTTAGATATACTGCAGATTTATCAAGAGGACTCGTTCCGATTCCAGCGGTTGTTACACCAACCACAGCTTTATCACTTATCGCAGTAAAACTTTTTCCTCCACCAACAGTAACGTCCGTTATCCTATAGATGTCATTATACTGATTATAAGATTCAGAAGAAACACCTGTAAGTCGGACAACATCACCAACGTTATCATATATCTCTGTTACCGTGACAACTGCTTCTGAGTGTCCTGTTGAACCAGTTGTCGCAATACCAACAACATTTAATGTATTACCAATACCAAAAGCACTACCACCGTCCATAATCTCAACGGTGTTTATTTGTCCATTGATAACACCTACTTTAGCAGTTGCGTTTATACCAGTTACAGAAGCACCAATACTTACTAGCTTTGCGTTATAGAAATCAGCATCACTACCTGATCCATATTTTGTTCCACTACTTGCAATACTTACTTTTGTAACTCGGTTTAAACCATGATCAATTTTAGTATTGAATCTATGTGATGTTCCACCAACAGCAGTAACAACATCAGTAACTCCAACACCAACGTCAATGTCACGAATAAATTTATCAATAGTCTCTTTTGTTATACTCTTCTTAACATCATCTACCACAACATCTCCAATCGGTGTTGATCTTGCAAATGAAACAGAAGAATCTGGATCTGATAATGGTGTGTCACGATCTATTTGTGGGAATAGATTTGTTATGTTCTGTGAGAATTTATTATCAGTAAATGGATCAACAGCAGGTCTGTTATTTGCATTGACCGGAGTTATGTAATAGATACCATCTTGTTCACCTTGTTTATAAGATTGAACTTCTTCAATATCCTGAATATAATATGTTGTTTCAAAATTCTTTCTCTTAAAGTGAGGTAAAGAAGTTGTTCTTGTGAGAGTATCACTTGTAAATGTTCCGGGATCTGTTGTGATTCCAACTGTAAATTCTCTTGCACTTGTAATACCTGTGACATGGAAAGTTCCATTAAATCCAGTATTTGCAGCACCAGTTGTGTTTGTTGAACTTTGGATGTTAACAAGTTCGACTCTAGAATCAACTGAAAGATCATGTGGTAGTTCAGTTAAAACGTTAGCGACACTTGAAGACCAGTTAGCATGAGCAATAAATCTGAAGTTTCTCTGCTCATTTTCATGATTAAGTGAACCAGAACCAAAATATGTTTGAACTTCTGCATTTGTTGAACCAATTGACGTATTTGACTCTTGTAAAATAAATCCATCTGTTGGAGGTCTTGCAACTGCACCACCACTAGATGATGGAATCACATATCTAAATCTATAAATTGTATCATTCGCTGATCTTGTATCAGATTTTCTCTTAATGAATGATCTTGGTGTGGCAGAACCTAATGCAGTTGATCCTAATCCAACGACCACATCATCAAATATCTTATTATCTGTAGCAGCAGTTGATACATTAACATACCACTGATTTTCAGTTGTGCTGAATTGAATTGGATGTCCAATGTCTCCAGAATTCTTATCAGATACACGACTTACAATCTTTAATGATCCACCTAAATTATTAATTGTCAACGCAGACGCATTCTTTGCATCTGTTTCTGTTTTTGCAAGTTTTATATTTTTATTTGTTGTTAAACCAGCAGTCGCATTTGCACTTGTAATTGCAAAGTATACGGTATTTGCATCTAATCCATCTGGTATTCTTCCATTATCACTTAAAATTCTAACTGATTCAGCATTCTCAAAAGAATGAGCCTCAGTAAGTGTGATAACATTACTCGTAATACTGTTTATACCAGCAGAACTACGATCAACTTTGAATTCTTTTTGTGAACTATATTGTGTGGTATTAATACTATTACCATTTGGCATCACAATACGAGAACTAAATTCAGTAGGTGTGCCAGATGCATTAGGAACTAATACATTTAAAGTATCAAGATCTCTTGCACCAAATCTAAATCCCTCTAATACGTTTTCTGGTGGAGAATCTATGTTTGTTTGATTGAAGAGATATAAGTGAGCATCAGAACTTACACCAACGGTAACTCCTAAATCAATAGCATTGAATTCAATCGCATTTTCAGTAATTGGGACTTCTTTAGGTGGAATGACATGAGTAATATATCCCTTATCATCTTGTGAAAAAGCATCAGGACGGAAACCTTTTGATATTAACGCTCTCGCACCAAAGTTAGAGTTTGAGTTGGTGATTGACATATCACCACCAGTTTCAGATATAAAATGATCAGTAAAACCAATCGCAAATATAGAAACTGCCTGTATGACAGAATTATTACTACATTTTATATGATGGTTTGCATATGATGGTTTGTATATCGCCCTTGAGTTTGTGCTTAAATTTTCATTTCCGGGAACTGTGGCATCATCATATACACCAGTTGATGAATTATATAATAAGAATGCATTATCATCTTTCTGTAGTCCAATACCAGTAAATTGTGCTACAACCATGGATTTGAATCCAGTTGCTTTCTGACCATCCGCATGAAGACCATTCATACCAAACACTGAACGCAGTGAGAGGTTAAACATGTATGGTGATGCTGATGTGACAGTATCGGTGTTTAATGTTACAGTTGCACCCGTTACTGGAGGCAATGGTGTAACAGGAGAGTTCTGAACTTCGTATTTAAACTGTGTGCTGCTTAATTTTTCACTTACAACAAATTTACCATTATATCCTGCAGCAGTAATACCACTTAATACAAATGGAGTGTCTACATCTAAACCAGTGACTGCTGATGTAGTTGTAACTGTAATTGTATCGCTTGTATTTGTGCCGTCACCAGCTTTAATACTTGAAATACCCACAGATGACCCTGTTGAACCAACAATACGGAATTCGTCAATTTTTGGTTGTATATCAATTGAAGATGATGGGAAATCTGGTTGTATTTCTCTTCCAGTCGCTGATCCATACGCCAAACCAACTTTTTCATAATACATTTGTAGATCTGTTCGATCTATACTTAGATTATTGAAAGAATCATTAATTTTTATATTATTAACACCATCTGCATATTCAAAACAAGTTAGTTTATGATGAGAAAAATTGGGAACAAAGGTATTTTCAGTATAATCTACATATGCAACTCCATTTGGGTCTGCATCAAACATCGTAAACTGCCAAAAGTAACATGCACCAGTTACACGAAATAACGCACTTCTCTCAATATTATCATTTGTTGGATTCGGAACATATTTTGGTCTTATCTTTGTTTTTCTTAAATCTAAACCAACAAGTGAAGTTCCACGAGGCATGATGACACCACCATGCACACTATTCAGCTTATATAATGCATTATTTGAATTATTAAGATCATATATTGTATCTAAATCCCATGCAGGGAAATCTTGAGACTCAGAACCGTCTCTTTTAACAAATTTTGCATTAACGCCATCAGGAATTGGTATCCATCCTGGCCTGTTATCTACAATGTGCTCACCGGGGTATAATAATATAGTAGTATTACCAAATCTATCATTATCTAAACCTTGTTGATATGAAAATCTAGCTGACTCGATTAAAGCTCTTTGAATTGTCTTAAATGGACGTGTAAGGGAGTTACCTTTATTATCGACACTATCTGTTGCATCCAAATCATTTGGACTCACATATAGTATATTGCCACGCACATTTTTTAGAAAATTCTCTAATCTGGAAAGACCCATGTTATTGTTCCAAACTTATAGTATCCGTTATGGATTATTTAGCAAAGAAAATAGATACGAAAAAAAGTAATGGGGTCAATTTTTGGCCCGAATTTTTAGTCGCCCTTTTTTGGAATTAAAAGTCATTTTTGCTGGCCGATTATTTCATACGTTTATACCAAAAAGATAAAACATATCTCTCAGATTTTTCAACCTTACTTACATGATGAAGGTATTGTGAATTAGAAAATATAACCAATTTACCTGTCTCAGGTTTCACCTCGATGTGTTCAAAGACGGTCGAACCTCCGTCAAAATCATCATTTAAGTATAACATGGCAGCAAAAACGTCTGGGCCATGTATATCATTTTTGTCAAAATGAGGTTTCATAAAAGTGCCTACAGGCCAACGAACAACACCAACATAATCTAATATTATGTCAGAATCAAATCCCTTACATAAATTTGTAACTTCATGAACCACTGTTTTAAATAATTCATCATCATCAATTTCCACTGTCGTTGGATCAACTTCACCCCCCAAATAGATAGCACCGTAATTTCCATCAGGTTCAGGAACATCCATTCCTTTAGTCAAACTCTCCTCTGGATTTGAATGTGTGACCGTTGTTAAAAAAGTATCACCACCACGACTTTCATCACCATATGGTATCTCCTGATTATTTTTTTTTGCTAATTCAATGAAAGGAATACACAAGGAGGGATCAAGAAAATTTTCCTGCACATAAATCAATTTTTTCATAAAGTAATTGTGTTTCTATCTCCCCTATATTTCTCATCATTATAATTTCTTTCTTTCTCTGGAATTATATGGTGATTAGGATCTGGATAATCATTAAAAGTATCACCCTCATATTCCACAATTAAGGGATTAATATCTTTTCTTTCAGCATAAATGTGATAAAAACAATTAATAGGCAAACCACCCTGAGATTGTAGATAAACATTTTCATCATCCCACCTCTTTACTATTATGTCTTGATGTGCACCAATTGCTTGTAATTGAACTGAAATACTATCTATATGCACTAAGTCTTTCCAATAATGAGGTAACTTAATAACTTTTTGATTCTTTAATCTACCTCGACAATAAACTCCCACTTCGGGGCCCTCAATACACGCATGTCGAAGCCTCCAACCCTCTTTTGAAGGATGTTTCAAATCAAATGGTTTTGGTCTAGCATCTGCAGCACTAAATCTTGCTGATAATGTAAGTCCACCCGTGCCGATGGCAAAGATTGCATCACCAGTTGACGTAAACAATGCTCCAGTCTGATGAATATTTCCCTTTACAGCAAGAGCATTTAATGATTTTACTTTAGTATTACCACCTATCATCACAGTTCCTTTCTGAGGAGATGCAACGGTAAAGTCATTCACATTACCAAACTGTGTTGCACCTTGAATATACGCACAATGTTTCAATCCCGGTTTTCCGGGTAATGCTAATACTGTTGGTATTTTACCTTCACCACTCACACGAAGTTGTCCATCGTAAATGTGTGTTTCGTCTACTAAGTGTGCCATAGTTATTAATTAATTAAGATTTTTTTTAGAATAAGCGGGAGTTCTTGATGTGATACTTTTAATAATCGAACTGATTGTAGTAAGCGCAGCTGTGCATTTTAATCCAATCGTTCCAAGTGATTCCATCGTAATTGTTCCTGCCTCTCTGACTTTGAAATTTTTACATTTTACAACGTCAACATCACCATTCGGTGTTTTAAAAGTAATATTACCGAGACTTGTATCTGGACTATCTGCCACAAACTCTATGTTATCTGCTTGAAATTTTATTCTACCTTTTACTGCTCTAATTAGAATATTACCATTCTGACTTATGATTTGAATTCCATTTTCATATTTTAATTTTTCATTTGTATTTGCATCAACAAGAAATCTTCCGGGAGTATATATCGATGTCCATCCCTCTCTCTTACCATCTTCCTCCATTACAATTCGATGATGGGCATCTTTTGCAGAGATTTTTATAGCCTCAGTGGATGTTTTATCAGCAGAAATACCGCCGAATCTGATTACAGCATTCATTGCCGAAATGGCTTGAGTCCAATAGTTAGTTTTTTCTGACATGATTATTCTTTTTGGTATTTAGTAACCACCGTAACCACCTCCACCTCCTCCGGTGTCTGGTGGTGGTGTTGATGGTGGTGATGGTGCGGGTGATGGAGTTGAACTTGGTGTTGGTGTCGATGGTGTTGATGTAGAAGTCGATGTTGGTGTTGAACTTGGTGCAGTGGTTGGTGGTATGGTCACTTCAGATACATCAGGTTCAGCAGTAATTTGTTGTGATGCTACAACCTGTGTTTCTATATCAGCATCTGTTCTCACAACTCTTGCAACAGGAACAGACTCCCCACTGATACTTGCCTCTCTTGTTTCAAATACACGAATATTTGTTCCTGCATTTGCGGAGGTTCC